AAAGCGTAACGTCCAACTCTTCGTCAACAAAAGGAGAAATCTGATGTCTATCGAGAGAATAAACGTAGTGATCCCAGGGTCGTCCTCGACTGCCGGCTCTCAGCGAGACGGAACAATCGGCGCCTTGATCGCACTTGGGCTGAATCAAAACGGCCTTTATCGCTACATAGACACGCGGTCCGGCCTGGGAATATGGGGATATTATTATTACGGGTATGGCGTTATCAGCGGAGTTGTAACCGTTGCCACGGTGAGCTGCTCCGGTATGTCCAATCCACCGACAGGCTCAGACCAGGTAGCGGTGGCCGACCCTGGGCCTGGTTCGATTTATACGTGGTTTACCCTTGGTGCCCCGCACAGCGTTGTGACGGGGGATGATGGCAATACCTCCGCCTCGCCCATTCAAAACAATCTACCTCTGGCCTGGAACCGCGCGGCCGGAGCGGCGCCACCTCAAAACAACAACTATTGGACGTGGCGGATAGCAGCGAACTCGGGAAGTGCGCCAGCCGATTTCACCGCTGCGATAACCGAAATCAACGCGCGGTTCAGCGCTGCGAATTCGCAATATTTCAAGTACGTCGATGCGGTGTCAGGCGCATGGGCGGTGTATGCCGTGTGGACGTATTTTGCCACAAGCGCGAACGCTCCCGTGCGGATTGTGCTGACATGCTCTGGCAGTCCGAACCCGCCAACAGGGAGCTCGATGCCCGCGGTGGCGCTGCCGGCCTTCACGCAAACGTTCGTTACTCTGCATTGCCCGCTTCAGTACGGCCCCGGGAGGTAACGCAAATGTTCCCGCAAAATCCTGATGTTTTCGCCCCGTTCCCCCTTCTTCTGTATCCATTCCCGCCGGACGATGAGGCCGGGAATAGGTATGGCAACATCAATCCTTTCCTTCTTCCTGAAGAGAAGTTCAACTGGCCTGATTGGCGTTACATGTCAGTGTCATTTGGTGGGTCACAAGAACAAGAACTGTACACAAATCCGGCAGTATTTGGCGAGTCGCCAAGACCCAGCGGCGGCATGGACAACTTTATTGAGCTGCTGTCCTTCCACGAGGATGTGACAACCCCTGCCGCACCCCCACCGCCCGACCGGACCGCCTCGTACTATAACAGGGCGCCAACAGTTAATTCCACGACTCATATTCCATGGGCTCCCATCGATATAACGATTTGGTCGAACGGAAGCGTTACGAGTGCGGTCAGGTGAGGCCCTTGGTGAATTTGTCCTCAAAATACGACGCGAACGCAGTAGCGATCGTAGCAGCTACTGTGCTCGCCTTTGTGGCAGGAATCATCGTCGGGCTGCTCGCGCACGCGCTAAGGTTGGTGCTACTCTAAAATGGCAACGCCCCAGACCATTGACCTTGGCTACGTGGCGCGCCCGATCTTTCAAGCGTTCCACGACCGGACGCAGCGGTGGGCGTGTAACATCTGCCACCGCCGCTCCGGCAAGACCTATGCGTCCCTAATGTCCCTCATCACGCGGGCGCTTCAGCTCAGGAAGCCGGCGGGCCGATATCACTACATCGCGCCGCTGCGGAATCAGGCGAAAACCGTGGCGTGGGATTATCTGACCGCATTCACGCGGCCCGTGCACGCCTGCCCGCCGAACATCGCCGAGCTGCGCGTCGATATGATCAACGGATCAAGGATCACGCTTTTCGGCGCCGATAATCCCGATGCGCTGCGCGGGCCCTACTCGGACGGCGCACTCCTCGACGAATATGCCGATATCCCACCGTCCTTGTGGACGCAAATCGTGCGGCCCATGCTGGCCGATCGGGAAGGCTTCGCAATCATCCAAGGGACGATCAAGGGCCGCAATCAGCTCTGGCAGCTCTACAAGAGTGTGCTCAACGATCCCGCGTGGTTCACGATGCTCCTGAAGGCCTCCGAGAGCGGCGTGATCCCACAAGCGGAGCTTGACGACGCGCGCCGCCTCATGACGCCCGAGGCTTATGCTGCCGAGTTCGAATGCGATCCTTATGCGGCAATTCTCGGCGCGTACTATGGCAAGGAAATTCAGGAAGCCGAGCTCGAGGGCCGGATCGTCGAGGACTTGCCGGTCCTGCCGGCGCCGATGCACTGCGCCTGGGACCTCGGCAACGGCTCGAACATGGCCATTTGGGCGTTTCAGGTTGGGGAGCGCGGGCCACTTATCCATGATTTTATACAGATTTCTGGGTACTACTTCGACGATTACATTAACAAGCTGAACAAACTGGGATATGACGGATTCGACTATCTCCCGCACGATGCCAAGGTGCATTCGTTCGAAACGGGGCGCACCAGGGTCGAGACGCTCCAAGCGGCCAAGCGCAAGCCTGTTTTGGTGCCTAAGCACAATGTCGATGATGGTGTGAATGCCGCCAAGATGACGCTACGCATCGCCAAATTCAACGCCACGAAATGCGAGCCTGGGATCGAGGCGCTGCGCCAATACCGGCAGGAATGGAACGAAAGGCTGCGGGTCTTCCGCGACGTTGCCGAGCATGACTGGGCGTCGCATGGAGCCGACGCCTTCCGCTACCTGGCGATGGCCTGGAAAATGATCCGAAAGGAAATCGTGCCAGAACCCAAGCCATTGTTTATTCCCACGCAAGAGCTCACGATCGGGGATTATGTGAAGTTTGGAAACGCGGGCCGCGAAAGGCGGGAACGGGCATGAGCCTCATGAGCGCGACTTATCCGACCGATGAGGAAGGAGTATTCGCGGCGTATAGCTGTTGGTTTGGCGATGGCGAATGGCAGGTGGTCGCGAAAGAGCGTATTGTCGATGGAAAAGTAACAGTCATCTCCACGCAATTTTTGCGGGCGCGCGGGCCACTAAAATATAAACGCCCACCGGAACCGCTCCCCGTTAGCACGCGGGAGATCGAATACGCATGAGCGGATATCGTAGCGAGGACGACGTTGCCCCCGGCGATGAGGTCAGCGCGTGGCTCTCCCGCCTCGAGGACGCGCGCAAGGATGACGGGATGCACCGCTATGAGGAGCGGTGCCGCATCATCCGGAAAAAGTACCTCTATGAGGGCTCCGCGCTCGTGCGCACGCGCAAGTATCAAATGCTGTGGTCGAACATCCAGACCATGCAAAGCGCGATCTACGCCAAGCCTCCTCACGCTGTCGTATCACGGCGCTTTCGGGACCAAGACCCAATTGCGCGCACCGCTACCGAGGTGCTGGAACGTGCCGTTAACTTCACCTTCGATGCCGCGGATTTCGATACCGAATTCAAGATGGTTCGGGACGATTTCCTGCTCTATGCGCGCGGCGTCGCGAGAGTTTATTACGAGCCAGAATACGAAACCGAAAACGACGAGAACGAGGATATATCAGATGCTGAAAGCGAGAATGATACCGCGGGAAGACTTGATTTGGCTCAAGGAAATGCAGGCGACTCTAGCCGATCTGCAGACAGCTTTAGCGCGGGTTCTGATGATGCACGAGCCGGCGCTGCGGCAAATCTTGGCCTCGAAGGGGCTGATTTACGAGACGATCGTCTTAGAGCTCGAAGCGGCATCGGCGGCTCTGGAGGCGCAAATCAAGGCGGATCAGACGCCAATTTGAAGTTCGAGAATGTGCGAATCCGCTTCGTCCAGCGCCAAGACTTCCGGCACCAGCCATCGCGCGTGTGGAGCGAATGTCAGTGGGTCGCGTTTCGGGCTTTCCTGACGCGCGACGAAATCACCAAGCGGTTCGGCGAAAAAATCGGAAAGGAAATCGCGCTCGATGCCGATCCTATGGAGGAGGAGGACCAACGCGACACCGGGGCCGGCGCCGCCACGGTGCGCAAGGCGGCTGTTTGGGAAATCTGGGATAAGGCGAAGAATGAAGTCTGTTGGGTCTCGCCTGGCTTTCCGGATATTTTGGAGACTGGTGCTCCCTATCTGGTTTTGGATGGCTTTTACCCCTGCCCTCGGCCTGCGCTTGGGACTGTGGCTACAGATTCGCTCGTGCCTGTTCCTGATTTTGTGTTTTACCAGGATCAGGCCGAGGAAATTGATCAACTGACCGCGCGGATCGGGGCGCTATCGGACGCGCTAAAGCTGGTCGGCTTTTATCCTGCCGGGCCGCAAGGGGAAGGCGCGCCGGAAATCGAAAAGGCGATGTCGCCCGGCTTCGAAAACAAGCTGATCGCAGTGCAAGGCTATTCGCAGTTCCTGGAAGCCGGCGGCGGCAAGGGCGCGCCTATCACATGGCTTCCGGTCGAGCAGGTGAGCACTGTGCTTGAGGGTTGCGTGAAACTGCGGCAGCAAC